GATTTGATATAGGAATATGTATTAATTGATCCACCTAGACCACGAACCCTTGAAGATGCACAGATGTTTAGGTAATCGACAAAGATGATATCAGGTTTAAAGTTCTTCTTAAGCTTAAGCTCGTTTAACAAAGCTCTGAAGTGTCCAACATGGGCAGCACCAGTTGGATATTCTTTGATGATAAGCTTACCGATATTCTTTTGTCCAATCTTTTGAATCTTTTGATCGTACACTTGTTTAGGCAACTGCTCAAGCTGATCGATAGGGATGTTCATTAGGTTTGCATCGATACGTTCTGCGATACGTTCCTCTGCCATCTCCATGGTAATATACAATACATTCTTACCTTGTACTAATGATGAGCCAGCCATATGACACATGAACAATGACTTACCAACACCAGTGCCAGCAAGAATAATATTGAGGGTTTTATTGGGCAAACCGCCTTTAGTGATCTTGTTAAAGTAATCAAGGTCGAACGGAAGCCTCGACTCAGTGCGATGATAAAAATCATAGCGCGAATCTGAAGAGTCAATATAGTCATGACCAATAGCGGTATCAAAGCTAACAGCCAATGCTTTAGATAAAATATCGGGGATTGCATTATTTGTTGCATCCTTATGTTTACCATCAATGATTTGAATGGATTCCATCACAGCCAAGTAGATCGCTCTATCTTGGCAAAACTTCTCAGTCTCATCTAACAACCAAGTGTTATCAACTGGATCTGCTTTATATGCTGTAGTAACTTGATCCATAACATCATTAGTAACGTTAGGGATCTTTTGTAGTTCAAGCTTTAGTGCTGCTTCAGTTGGAACTGTGTTGTACTTAGAGATAAATCTTGACAAGACTGCAAACAGTAGTTTTTCTCCACGCTCAAAGTATTCATCTTTGAGGAATGGAAGTGCACGTCTTGTATATTCTTCATTCGTGCACAGTTGGTTCAGAATCAGTTGGCTTATCATTTTGTCCTAATTTGTATTGACCGCTATCCATAGCGTCTTCAAGTATGTGTGTGAGTACGTCGCCTAAGTGATTGAGAAAAGTTTCATCTTGGTTTAAATCTTCCTCTGTCATATCAAAGTCTGGTGGTAACTTGGCTACTTTGAATTGAAACCTTAATCGTGCTTCATCACCTTCTTCTTGGAAACCAATCTTACCATACTTATAGATGATGTCTTTATAATCACCTTCTTTAAGCTTAACATACCAATCTTCATCGCCTTTATGTTCGACGAATGCATAGCTTTTACTCGTTATCATCTTCGATCTCTTTTACAGTTTCTTGGTACATTTTACCACTACCAACTTTAAAGTTATCAATGATATATTGTTGGAAATCTTTAGAAGCTAGTAAGTCTGCCCAGAATTCTTGATTGAGCGTATCCTTCTCTCGTACTTTTGTACCGAGGAACTCACCTGTTTCTCTGTCCAGCTTTTGATACCAGCCGTTATTAGGTTTACCGACGAAGTTACCAGCCAAAGCAATATCAAGCAACCCAGAGTAACGCTGAATTCCACCTTCGAAAGAAACAGATACAGGAATTTTAGACTTTTCTTTAACATAACGACTCTTCTCAACGTTGATGATGAAGTGGTAACCTTTAATCTCTGTGCCATCTTTATCTTGTTGACGACCTAAGATCCAAATTGTATCAGCTGAATAATAAATGCCTGTACCACCGGAGACAACAGCTTTAGGGAACATACCGATTTCCATATACGTATGATTCACCACGACCATTGGTACATCCTTCATGGTCAAGTAAGGAGTAATCATGCGGAATAAACCTTTAAGTGCTTTAGCACGTGACATATCTGCCACAGATTTTTCGTTCAACGCATCTTCTAATTCTTTCTTAGAAGCTAAGTTACCTACAGAATCGATGACGATGATAACCTTCTCACCGCGTGTAAGGTTATTCAATTGAGACACAACGTCAAACTTTAGTTGCTCTACGTCTGTGATAGGTGTATGAAGTACACGAGACTTGTCGATACCGAATGAATCGAAGTAAGCTTGAGGAGTACCAAACTCTGAGTCATAGAATAACATGACAGCATCTTTGTACTTATCCATGTATGCTTTTGCCATCAGCAAAGAGAACGCAGTCTTGAAGTGTTTACTTGGACCAGCAAGTACTGTCAAACCTGGAGTTAGACCTCCATCTAAGCTACCACCAAGTGCTACGTTAATCATTGGTACTGGTGTCGAGATGATATCCTTGTTGCCGAAGAATTTTGAATCCTCGAGAGGCGAGGTAAATTCGATCTTTGAATTCTTCTGTAATTTATCCATTAAACCCATATCTTACTCCTTATATTCATTGTATTATTATACCACATTTTACACTGTATGTACACTGTTTTTAAATGCTCTATTACGTTTTAAATCTTCCATATCATGCCATTCTCTGTAGCTATTGATGTTATCGATATCTACTGATTGCAGGTTACGGTTAATATGTTCATCTGATCCAACGTTGATGAAGATTGCACCTGGTTTTCCATGCTCTACAAATAAATCCCAAGCTTTTGCATCATAAGCTGCTGTAGTAGGGAAAGGCAAAGCATGTTTTGTTTTATATGCTTTAAGAAAAGGCATAGTTGCTGATATAACCTTTGCATCTCCAATTTCACCCTTATGGATGTTACGAGCTACTGCAACTCCATGTGCTTGTGCTGATGGCCAACCGATCTGTAATGCACGTGTCATAGTTCCTGTTGATACTGCACACCAGATTTCCGTTGGTTCTTTACCTAACTGTTTAGTTATCTTATTCGCCATGTTCACAAGTCCTGCTGTAACCATTGGCATATTCTTTAAACCAAGAGGAAGATACTGTGCATTGTTTTCTTTTGCCCAATTCTTAGCATACTGATTTAGAACTGGCATTGCAGCAATACGAACGAATCTCATGTCTACATGTGGATATGAGAACAACGCACCTTGATGGTCAGATACTCGTTTAGATGATGGACAAAAGAACACTACTTTCTTGTTGTACATCTCAGCAAGCATGGAGATTGCATCCATAGCATGACCTTGGCGTGGTGCACAATACGTCAATGTGTCATACTTAGTCTCTGCGATTACACGTTCCCCACCAAAAGACTTCAATCCTCCTGGTGCAAGGTCTGCACGGAGGATGTATTTATCACCGTATGGTTCTACTACAGGATCTGCGACTTTAGAATTAAATGTTCCCCACATTTCTACATAATAATCATTTGCTTCTTTACGATCCATCCCCATAGGGATATCTTTATTGCCACTATCTTCTGTTATGCTAAACAAGTAGTTCCCCAATCTTTTCTTCTATAATATTGTGGGGAGATATGAACACTTGAACTATTTTCCATATAAGTTGTTGCATATTTTTCTCCATCCATTTTATACCAATCTTCAGGTGGCATGACAACATTCACCTTTCTTTTATTTAGTCCTTCAATAATCTGGTATGTAAGGTCTAAACGTTGTTGTCTTGTTCCAAAGAATGGTGTTCCTTTATAATAACCAGTCTTTGGTAGCCTGCGTGCTTCGTATTCAACTGGTACTGGTGTGGTGAATGAGATGTCACAGTCATGTTCTTTCCGAATCATTACAGCCTGTCGTACATACTCATCTAACATGTCATCTAAATTGAAATTCTGATGACGCAAAAGATGATGACGTACATCAATAGAACCATAACAAAATGTAATATTGCCAAAAGGTTTTAATCCTCTAAACTCGGTAATTAATCCACGCTTTAATGTACCATATAATGTTTTACCATTTTCACGTAGAACGATATCTGTTGCTCTTGAAAATGCTGGTGTATGTGAATCACCCACTGAGATACCATCAAGCTTAGATGATACTCCTAAAAGATCCTCTTGCTTCAATGATTGTACACTGCTTAAACGTTTAGTCAACACATCACACCATTGTTCAGTGATTCCTGTATATGTTGTTGGTGCACCGATACGTTTCTTCAGCTGTTCTCCCCATGCAGGCATGTCAAAATCTAGGGAGATGACATTAGGATGTGCAGCTACACGATTGATTCTATCATAGATTTCTTTAGTTGCACCACCAAATAAGTTTAGTGTACCACCAAAGTTTACGCCATGCTCAATGTATAATGTACTTGCGTTCGCTACGCTAAGAGAACACTTATGATCGATAGCAGCATCTAACTGATCTGCCCAAACGAGTGACCAACCCAAGACATGTGAGTTCTTGAGTTGTGGTATGTTACTAATTGGGTTTGTTAACATCTTCATTTCTTTAGACTAAATTCCTGTGGAAATATCCATGTATAAGGGATACGTTTAGTTGGTGACTTAACGCCGTGACTGATCGCAATGTGTTTATAGAAGAAGCATGTTTTATCTTCTACGTTCAACATCTTTTGTGATGTCATTGGGTTGCGAGAATCGTTGGCTAATAAGTTCATTTGTTCTAGCCACATTATACCATACTTATTTGTCGCTGTAAACTCCCCATTTGGACCGATCTCATATTTAACTTTACCATTTAAGTTTGGACCACTAAAGATTTGTTGCATGCCATCGAAGTGACCTGTACCACCAAACAAGATACTCTCAGGATCTACAAGATACGGATAAGCAAATGCCATATAACGTGCTGTATTCTTACATGGATATAATGGACTTCTAAAATTCTGATGCTCTTTAAAGTATGCTTCTAAACGTTTAGCAAATTCCATCATAGTGAATGGACGACCCATCTTTGCAGGTTCTTCTAAGATCGTATGGATATCCTCAGCTGCTTTCATTGGACCATCGATCAACCATTCCTTTACGTTCGTACCTTTAGGGTAATAGATTTGGAATAGGTCATTACGTGCATGGCGCTGTGTCTTAAATCGTTCACGCGTTACATCGATACCATCATTCATCAATGACATGAGTGTACCCCAGTGTTCATTGCTAAATGAGAATACAAGCGTATAGAATAAACGCTTCTTGTTATCTGTGATGGGTTGCATTACATCTACGAATGGATGTTCATGCCAATGCAAGCGATGAGAGAAGATCTGATAATCTTCCTTCAGCAACTTATCTTCTCGCTTATCGAACGCATGACACCATTCAAAGAACTTATCGAGCCTTTGTTGTGGTGTCCAATCCTTCATCCAACTATCTGTTGGTTTACCGTTCTTTAACTCAACCTCAGATGTACCTTCATAGGTGATATTGTTGTATGGTTCATCGATGAATTGTGTTAAATCGTTTTGCATAGTTCTTTATACTGTTCTACTGTCAAACCTGCTTGTTTAATAATAGCGTCATCTGATGGATGTGCCTTCATACCATTGAACGTCTTAACCAATCCAAGATCTAGCATCGCTTTCTGTCTACCAAATGGATGGTCCTTAATCTTGCATGATGACCAAACTTGGTCGTAATCTAAGTGATCGTAATCTGCACCAGGTCGAACATAGTTTTCAACCCAACGGATGAAGTCACAACATACATCCTCTGCATTATATGGATATGACTTAACATCTTCATAGATCTTCTCCATAACTTTATCTAAGAACTCAATTGGTTTCATCTTCTTAGTTGGTTTTGCCAAGTAAGAGATACATTCAACCGCATTGGTTCCGTAATAGAATGGAGATTCTTTGTTTGTGTACTGCGGATACCAGTCTGCGATGTCAGCCACTACTGCTGCATATTGGAAATGGTATTGACGAAGGCCGTTCTCTACATTCCACTTCAACATGAAGTCTCCGATCTCTCGAAGATCTCGCTTACCACCTTGTTCTAAAAACTCTGCAAGTTCTCTTGCTAATCGTGGTGCATACTCACTTAGGTAATAATCACCACCACGTTTATAACTTGATCCTGCTGGTGGTTTAGGGAATGATGGAAATTGGTATCCAACAGAAGTGTAGAATGGTTTAGGATGTTTGTTTACAATCTCAACCATTCCTTCAATCGTCTTAGCTTTGTGGAGATTGAATAGAAGAGTGTTGTGGTATCCACTAGGCTTGGTAGAATAATTAATAGCGGAGCCACAAACGCGATGCAAGATAAAAATGTAAAGCCATTCTGGAAGTTTAAAGTCTGCATGTTTACCAGTCCAATCCTTAGCAACTACTTCACGTTGACGTGTAATCTTGCCAGCTTCCATCTTCTTCCAATATGGATGTTCTTCTGTCCAACCATAGAATGCATCATTCACAATCTGAGAGAAGCCAGCATACTTACGTTCTACGACATCATATAATTCTACATGATGCAACAACTCATCATCCATATCTGAGTCAGCATGAGATAGCATGCCATAAGGTGCAGTATCGGATACGTTACATTTGTTTTGTTGGTCTAAAGCTAATTTAAAATAACGGATGTATTCGTCATAGTACTTAGTTGTTTCGATGCTCATCTAAATATGCCTTTAATTTTTTTAACATGTCACGCTCATATTTAGCGTCATTCAGATTCCGATTTCTTGGAGACGGATGATCGATCTTATAACAATCAATCTTATGCTTCTTACATGCACGTTCTACAAACCCACCCAATGCTATGACGATCTTCCTATCCTTGATTGCCTTACGTAGCTTCTTCTCATCTACGTCCTTGATATCATAGCTGTTTATCTTATCAGGTATCACATTATGAAATGCGAATTCTTCAATCCCTACTTTTTCACACCAATCCAACAAGCGATAGTATGTGGATCCTATGCGTGGCTTTGTATTGGTAGAAGGACACTGACCTAAGATGATGATATCACCAAGCAATGAGGTTGATACAAAGTCTGCTACAGATTTCATATAGCAAAGACTTCTATACCTGCTTCACTAAACATGTCAACTGACCTCATCCAACTTTCTTGCCAATGTGGACGAAGTTCTAAACATTCTTTAGAAACATACACTGTAGAGATACCAACTTGGATGATACCTTTACAGCACTCACTACAAACTGGTAAACCATAGACATACAAAGAGGATTTATCCAATGACACACCGTTATATGTTGCATTGTATATAACGTTCATCTCTGCATGAACTACATACTTGTATTTCGTTTCTCTATCTTGTAATCTATCTTCACTGTCGAGGATTCCTCTTGGAAAACCATTGAATCCCTGTGAAAGGATTTGACCTTTAGATCCTACAGCTACAGCACCAACTTTAGTGTTAGGATCCTTAGACCATTCTGACACCTTACGTGCCATCTCCATGTAGCGATCATGCCATTTATTCATAATAATCATTAATCAAATCAAAGTGGCGTTCATAGACATGAAGACTACCAGCATTCCAGTGCAAATCACCAAGACCATATACAGTACCACACTTACCGTTAACTCCTCTGAGCACTTGTTCGTGGATGAAGTGTTGCCATGCATAATCATTTTTGTATCCATAAACTGCATCGTTAGATCGCATGAATACAGATGCATGCAGCTTTCCATCACGAATATAATATTGAGTTGAGTATGTACACATGAAGTCTGACATACCATTACGCTTATAATCTTCATGCATCGATGGACGAATGTAGATCATAGTAGCACGACGAGATAGCGGTGATGCTACCAATTCATTGATAACCTTAACCAGCTGATGGCCATTTTCTTCAGAATATACACACCAACCATAGTTTGAGTTGATGAAGCCATCTTTATCTGCAACTTGTTTCCAAATTGCAGGAGCACCGCCTGGAATATCATTAACATTTAATGAAAGTGAACGATACCATTTAAGTTCGCGTTCAACATAATCTTGGTTTACTGTACCAAAGATGGATTCTTCATCTGCAATAAAGGATGCGTTGATAATTTCAACGACTTTTGCACCACCTTTATCTGTTACAAAATCTCCATCATTAAGTTTGCTAAAGAATTCTTCGCGAACATCATGAACAAAATTACGAATTAACATGTTATTCCTTAGTGGATGGTAGCAATGCTGGATTGCCATCAGATTTACGATTGAAGATGTCATAACCTGGTTTTTGACCAGGAACTTGACCACGCATGTATGCAACGATGAATGATGCATAGTTAATCATGTCAATAGCAGAATCTTCGATTGATTCGAAGTTGATTTTACCGCCTTGTTCCATGGTTTCAAGCACAGATACCATGCGAAGGTATTTTGCATTGACGATGTCAAGGATAGACGTTACTCCGCGTGGATAGTAATCTGCTTGCTCTACACTTGAGACAGCATTATTATAATCTTGGCCTTTACGTTCTTGGATGTCTG